GCCCCTTTGTCCATTACTGGACTGGAAAGTTAGGTAAAGATACCTTTCCTTCCCGTGTAGATAGATGTCGTCCTATACCTCTTCGTACCCCGTACCATGTACGGGTCCGTCGAAGTTTCCTCACCCATTCTAGCATAAACGCTATAAGAAGGGATGAGGACGTCGGTCTGGTGCGGTCGATCATTTCGATTCGATACACCTTTCCAACTTCGGAAATAGCCACCCTCCCAGCCGTGATTGCCAAGACCTGTAAGCGTATAAGTGCCGAGCAAGTGCCCGTCACCGTAGCCGTCAGGCCCGAACAACCGGAACCTCTTCTCGGTCTGGTCGAAGCAGATCCTTGCTAAGGACCGCTCTCCCTTCCGCAGAAAGAAGTTATGGGCTATAAAGAGCGACCTCTCGGAAATCTCAGTTTTGAGATACCAAGGTCGGACATCCATTCCCAAGAACCAATCAGCGCCACATGATTCTCTAAAAGGTCCATAGCAGAACGACTTCTTGCTGTTAAGCTCGAAGCCGCACCACGTTAGGACCTCCTCAAGTAGAGCATAGGCGCCTACGGGGACAATTATGTCATCCCCGTAAACCGTCACTGGGAAACCTCGCGAGAGGCGCCCCTCAACAATGATTGGCTTACCTACAAGATCGAGGGAATCGCACACGGCAAGAGCGAGAGAGTAAAAAATCAAACTCTCAAGCTCAAACGTATACGCGTTGCCCATAGAGCTAAATTTCTCCAGCTCTACGACTTCACCCTCAAACTCGACCTTCTCCGATCTAAAGTGGTCTAATAAATCAAACCACCCACTCGGTAGAAGTGACATGACTAGAGCGTATGACACAGTGTCTGAAGCGCTAGAGAGATCCACAGTGGCGTAATTTCCACGAATGGAGCCCTCAAGCGCAAGGCGCTGGTTTACCGATTGGTCACGTAGGTCGACTCCGTACAGTTCGAGCCTTTTCTTCATGTAGCTCCCTATCCCTTTCTGCCCTAAGGCATTCAGGGACGGTTCCACACAAATGGTCCGATCCGTCTTGGAAGTCTTTGGTACAAAACCAACTTTCGCGGGCCGCACTTCGACAGGGACCACCCACCTCGGCCAGGACTCACCTTGCGGTTCATCCGGACTGTTGAGATGAGTAGTTGCCACTGCGTCGCACCAAAGAGGGAACTCTTCTAAAAATTCCCCCAGCACGCTAAGAAGGGATTCGCTACACTGCATTGGCGCTGCCAGTTTCGATCTGAAACTAGCTACACGCCCAACGACGTTAGTCGATGCTCCAGGCCCGAACTGAAAAGGAAGGTCCTCAAAACTAGGCACATCGCCTAGGATATCAGCTATTATCCGTTGGGCGGTATGTAATACACCGCCTACGTCCCATTTGGGAAGCTGACTCCATAAACGCGTGTTCGTCTCAAGGCATTTCAGTTCCGCATCCCTAAACTTGAGCAGGGCTTCCGATCGCCGATCGTATCCTAAGTCAAGGAAATCTTGTTTTTCAACAAGGGCCTTGATCTGTCGGGCGTAAAGGTAATCTTCCATCCCACTCTCATCAACCGCGTTCACATCGATATCAAAATCGATGACTTTTCGGTAAGCGCCTTTCTGAACAAGGTCGTTAAGACTTTTGCTCAGACGGCCACCAAGGAACGCGCACTCAGAAGAGAGACTCCGGATAAAGGCTAAGGTTTTTCCTCGGCCTTTAGTGCCCTCGAAGCTTGTCATAACTCCTCCTTATAGAGTAAATGGCAGAGGCTGCCCCAACCTTTACCTAGTTGGGACTGATGAGGCTAATGAACGCCTGAGTCAGCGGTAGCACGGAGTTCTTCCATGCATCCGCCGCGGCATTGTTCGCCAGAGTGCCGGTATTCGTGGTGCTGGACGCACCTTGGAGAATACCACACAACATCCGCAAGAGGTTCGCCCGGTCAGCAATTGTCGACCGAGAAGAAGCGAACATCGTGACGATCCCGACGTTGGTGTAAGCCACCGACGGGGGAGCCACGTAACCTGCTGATGTACCCGAGGCACCCAAAGTCTCCATGACGGGGACTTCGAGCTTCGCCGTTGCCTTGTAATCGCCCGACTTGACCTTCTCGATCGAGAAAGTCAGTCTCGGTTGACCATCCACCGGCACGTTTGCTACCGCGGCCCTCCAGTAGGGCCAAGGCGTATCCGTGATCGGTACCAAGGTGAACTCCGTCGGAGTTCCGTCGTCTTTGACGAGAAGATTCGTCATTGCACCCATTGTAAGGGCTCCTATAATGCGTCTGTTGACGCGTTGTTGAGAAACAAGAGACTCCTACATACAACCTTTTGTCATATAAGGAGGGATATTGGTGCTCAGAAGAGCACCGGGTCTAGTAGCTTCAAGTTCCGGAATCCTAATGCTACCGCGTTCGCAATCCTCGTCGGGCTTAGTGCCTTCGGAAGAGTATTGAACGTGGGCAT